TGGGCTTGTACCATTGTCTGATGCAGACTTTAGTAATCAACTAGCAGCCAAATCAAACCTGTAAAGGAGTATGATGGTTGGTGGAGAATAAAAGAGGGGGCTTAATTGCCCCCTTACTACTATCACCTTCTTGCCATCAAACCGCCTTTGGCAAATGTAAAATCTTCTGGATTACCTTTACGTGCTTTTTTTGCTAATACTAAATGACCTATTTGCACAACTTCTTCTGCTTCCAATACAGGTGCGCCATCTGTCCTATCATAAAAATAACCTCGTCTGGTTGGATCATATCCTATTTGTATCCACTCATCATCATCAAACACTTGTTTTGCATAATCAAAAGCATCACTATCTGACATCTTATTATAATTACCTGTCATTACAGCAAAGGGACTTTTTTCTGATCCTGTAGCTACTTTTAATGCTTTATTAACTGCTGGACTGTCTGGCTGAATAAATTTAACATTTCGTAAAGAAACACTTGGCGAATATAAAGTTTTCTTTTGGTGCATTAATGTAGGAATCCATACATCATAATTAGTATAAGCATTAATATCTAAACGAGCCGATATTTCTTCTCCGTCAGGGATATTTTTATTTAAACCTACAATACCTCTACCACCTTCTCTACCGCCTAAAGCTGAAATTATTTCTTTTGAAGTCGCTGGACGAGGTATATCTGTTACCCTACGTATAGGGCGTATAGCATCTGCAGCTTCTCTATATTCTTTAACAGTAATATCTTTATCTTTTAAACCTTTTGCTAAAGATTGTAAAGTTTCACTTCTTCCTTTTAATCGTTTCCTAAACTCTTCACTTGTTTCATTTGCTTTACGCCATGCATCTACATCTTTTTGAGTTAGTCCTGCAGCAGTCATTGTGTCTACATTTTCAAGAACACTAGATTCAGCATCCATATATTCGTCTATTTCCTTATTTACTGAAAAATCTTTTTCTACATCAGCAGTCCTGCTAGGGAGGTATCTCTGCAATTCAGGATTTAAAAATCTCCTTGAGACATTACGAGCATCAACTTCTCCGGGGGTCTGCCTGTATTTTCTTCTCTGCATTTGAACATTAGCATAATCAAACTTTATTTTGTCATATATAAAACCTTGAACATCATCAAAAATAGGTTCTAAAATTTCAAAATTATCTTGCTCATTAATATAGTCCATTATTTTATTTTCTAGACTTCCATATTTATTATTAAATATTTGTTCCATTTTTCCTGCAGTAATATTATTTAAACTTCTGTATTCTGGTGTACTATCTATACCAGTTAAACTTAAAAATAGTTTATCCAATTCTTCTGGATCATCTAGTATTTCTTTTTCTTGTTTAGTTAGCCTCTTCGACATAGCACTTTTAAACTTCTCCTTAAACATATTTTTTTTAGTTATATACCTTCTTACTTGATTTAAGTATTCAAAATGACTTGAATCACTTTCAAACATTGATTTTTTCTTAAACATCTTAGGATTGGAACCGCCCGGAAGAAGTTCTATATCATCTACTGCGTGTTGAATCTCGTGTAGTAATGAACTTATAAATTGTTTTTCATCGCTTGCCCTTACTGCAATTTCTTTTCTATCGGATGCATAATAAGCTGCTGTATTTTCATAGCCTTCTTTTTCGGGCATATCAATAACTTTAATATTTTTTAACTGTGGATATTCATTAAAGAGTTCATCAAATTTTATAACGTCTGGCAACATTAGATCGCTTTTCATTTGTGGGTCAGGGTTTACTTTGAATGTATTTTCTTCACCAGCCACTGCATTCCTTTTCTTAAAATATGGCAACAACTCTACATCTTTAGTAGACATTTCAAAACGAGGAATATCTCCTTCATCTAAGAAAACACCACCACTTTTCCTAAATAAAAAAGTATCCTTGCTATCTTTTTTCTTATGTACCCTACCAGACTTTTCTAACTTTTCTACTTCATCATTGTATTTTTCAAATCGTTTAGCTGCTGTGCGTCCTGTAGAACTGCCAAATATACCAAGCACAACTTCACCAGCTTTGGCTGTGCTTGTAGCAGCGATACCAGCGGGTGCTACAGCCCCTGTAAAGGCAAGAGGATCAAACCTAGCTACCTCTCCATCAGGTCTGTTCACAGACGAATAACCAGCCGACATACCCATTGCTGCAGCCATCTGATCTTCTAGGAACTTACCACCACCCTCTACTGCTGCAGCAGGTGCAGCTTTTAGAGCCTGTACAGTGTCTTCCTGTGTTTGTTCATCTGAGAATAGCTTCTTACCATAGTCGAGTACAGATTTAGCACCCCTCACTATAGGTGCGTAGCTAAAGTCAGTCTCAACTGGCCCGTACTCACCGGGAGTTTTCACTGTCATAGTCTCACCGGGAATAGCATCCATACCTAGTTCTTCTAGCGGTACTTGTTTTTCCTCTGGTGCTTTAATAACTTCTCTACGTGCAGGGGCTACTAAGTTTGAAAGTGTACCAATAAAGCCACCCTCTTCTTCTTCAGGTAAGCCATATTCGTATACAGTATCATCTGCATCATCTACTTCTTGCAGTTCCATATCTTGAAGAAAAGTTTTGCTTCCCATTATCTTCGTTTTCCTACATCGACAGCCCAAACTAACACATTAACATCGTTACCATCAGCATCTTGCATGGTTTTTTCCATATCATCTGCTATTTTATTCTGACCAAAATACGGACCAGCAGGGTCTCTATATATTTCATTTACTTGTGCTTGTTGATTTTTTGATAGACTATCCCAATCAGCAAGAGTAGTTCTGCTATACGGTTTTCCTTGACGATTAGCTTCTACATCTAAACGGTAACGTGCTATTTTTATAGCCTCTGTTTTTATTTTTGCAGCAGTTTCTCGTAATTTATCTCTTTGCAAAGCTGGACCTGCTTCTCTATATTCAGGACTATTAATTATTGCAATCAACTCCCTATTCATATTTTTACTATTGGGTCCACCTCTGGACAGTTCTTGCCTAGTATAAAAATCTATACGATCATCTGTAGGTCTTTTATATAAATCATTATACATTAGTCCAAGACGAGACATTTCTTTTTCCAGTTTATTTTTTCTTACTGTAGTAAAACCAAAGAGTTGTTTTTCAATTGGGTTAATTGCTTTTAAAGGACCAGTTCTGAAGGGTGACACTGCAGGTTCATCGTAATCTCTAGTTGCTAGTGTATCATCAGTCCAAGAGGCAAGAGGAAGGTCTGGAAGATTTCTCGTAGCAACTTTATATACATACTCAAACCACGGCTCTTCCATTTTTCCTGTATTAGTTGCCGGGACTAAACGTGACTGAGGATCAAATTGACTGTATATATCTTTTGCTACACCACCCGGTATAGTATACCTACCCATAACATCAGCCAATAACTTTAGTCCGACTTTATCACCTGATAATATATCATCATTAAGTGCTTTATCTAAAAGTTGTAATCCTAAACCTGTTCTAAATGTTGAACCTAGCGTAGCTTCAGCCAATGCCTTACTATAGTATTTGATATAATCTTCTGGAAAAGGTGTGTTACTCAAACCTCTATACATCATATCCGCTACTACCATAAAGGGAGCAATGGGTCCATAGATAGCTTTACCATTAATATAGTAGTCATCACTTTTTTTAATTTCAAACCACTCCGCATCTTCCCCTTGTTTTGCTCTCCACGCCAATGCCGCACTCATAATAGCAACCCCTGCCATTTGTTTAGGAAGTGCCTCTCTAAAGGCATCTCTACCTTTAATTGCAGGAATAACCATACCTATAATGGGCATATGATCATGTTGAAATTTTAATTGGTTAGCAACAAATCTAGGAAAAGGCATAAACGCAGATATGACAAAAGGGACTTTTTGTTGAAGTTCAATCCCAAATCTAGCAACCCGTGATCCTAAATCTGCCCCCTGAAAGCCAGATTGATATGTAAATTCATAAGCGTCTTTTATACTAGCTTTTAATATATCATCTGGTATACTCCCAAATCTACCATCTTTAATTACTTCGTTGAGGCTTATACCCTGATCTGATAGTCTACGTTTAATTGATGCAGCTAGTACACCCTGTTTAAAAAAATTATCAGAGGCAGTGTTTAGAATATTTACTTTTCTACCTGCCCATGCCATAGGAGATTCCTTACCTACCGTAGCCGCTAAGTCTGCTTGTTCTCTAAACAATCTGTCTGCTTCGCTTGGAAAATTCTTTTTAAATAACTGACGTACCATTCTAGCTTCTGCTTGATTAAATAGATATTGGGTAGTATCCCCTGCACCACTAAAAATACTTTTACCTTGCTGTATACTTTTACCATATTTATCAAACAAAGACTTTAACATATCAGGATTTGTTTCGGCTTGGCGCATTATATCATTTGCTTGTTCAATACCATATTCTTGTATAAGTTTTCTTTGTACAAACTTTTTCTGATCTATAATGCTCCCTTTTATAAATCCAGCTTTTTCTACTGCATTATCCATAACACGTGTAGTAGCATCAATGGCGGTACGAAATAAACCACCCTGATTGTTACGCATTGTAGTAGCAGGTTGAGCAGTCATAAATCCAATACCCATACGATCAAGGTCTTGCGCACCCTTAAAGAATTTATCTATGAACTCTCTTGTTTTACTTTTATCTAGTACATCTGTTAATTCTACTGCCTGTTCTCTAGTAATAGAAGAGTAACCTATTTGATTTAATTCATCCATATCTCGCATTAGATTGTCTACTGCTAGTTCTTCAACGGACATCATTTTTCGGCGTTTGAAATCACTGAATACTTTTTTTATCTGACCTGACTGCTGTAGTTTTCTACCTGCTTCCGACAGTTCTGCTGCATAAATGTAAGAGAATTGATCTAGGGTAATATTATGTTCATCCATAATTTTTGAAACACTTGATATTTCTCCCATATCTCCTCTTCTCATCATACGAGAAACCGCTTCAGTAATAGGTTCTCCCTCTTTTACGTTTAGTTTTTCCATTACTTGTATAGCTGCAGCCATTATGTTTTCAGTTACTTCGGAGCCTAAAGCAGCTTCCATAGTTTCTCCGGGCATTCTGTCTTTTTTTAGTTTTCTTCCCATTGCAACTATATTTGGATTGATGGCGTTTATTTTTTCTTTTAACTTTTTAATTTTTTCTGAGGAAGTATTTTTTAATACTGTTTTAGTTGCTTCACTTGCTTTTTTTGCACGTGCAGCTTCAGCTAACTCTGACTTAGCTAATAACTCATCTGCCTCTCTTTGTCGGAAATCTCTGTTTAATATTTCTGATTTTAACTTACCACCTGTACCTTTTTCAATTGCTTTTGCAGCCCTACGACTACCCAACGCATTGAGGCCACCAGTAAGAATACCTGCACCTATTGCATTACCCACACCAGAAACAGCAGTTCTAACACCAGTAAACTCATCCTGTGCGCCTGTAGTAACTCGTGTAGCTTCACCAAGACCACCCTGAACAGTTCCTATTGCACCCTCTGCGATAGCTGCTCTTCCTATTGCGCTACTAGCAGCGTTACTTAATAATTTACGTATACCTAACTTAGCAGCTTGTGTAGTGGCTACTGCTGCCGCCTTACCTGTTCCACCTGATATAAGACCAACATATGTTGATGGCGCACGAGCAATTGCTTCTGCATAATCCCCTACCATTTTCCATGACATATCCGCATCTACTTTATCATAGGCATCAATTAGACGAGCAAAATTCTGCTTACCTTCTAGGGAAGCATTTTGTGCATATTCAAGATCACGTATTGTAGTTACTTCATTTGTATCATGGAAGCGCATATGCTCCATAAAACGATCATACACTTCTTCAGGCGATAAGACACCCTTAACACCTTCGCGTTCCTGTAAAAACATATAAGCATCTGACAAAAATTCTTCATCAGATGCCAATGTTTCTTTATCTAATTCTTCTACTTGATTATATGCTTTTAACATATTAGTCCTTTATTCTTTGCCGTATACGATCCATTTCCTTTTTAGCATCCTGTTCTGGTGTAGTTGAACCAGCTTCCATGTACGCTTTTATTAATGCTTTTTCTGCAGCTATTTGAATAGCTATCATTTGTTTAGAATCTGCCCCTCTCAATTGCTCTTCAATAATAGCGGGAAGTTGTGTAGCATCATAACCTTCATACGCTGCATCCCCGGAACCAACAATAGGTTTGTTTCTATCTTTTCCATAATTTGCTGTTTGTCCTTTAATCCATTCGTATGTTTTTTGAAGTGCTTTACTTTTTGATAGATTTCCACCATTAGGACCACCAGATCGTTGAAACTCTTCATACTTATCATTAGCGGCAGCGGCAATATCCATAGAGGCTAAAACCCTATCATTTGCCATGTCCGTAGTTTGTACTGCACCATCTATTATGTTTCCTTTTCCGCCTAAACCAAGCACTGCTCTAAGTTGAAACTTATTAAGCAAGCCTTGAGTTACTTTTGTATCAAATGGATCATAGAGTGTTACTGTACCCTTACGCAGTGCATCTTCATAAGTAATATCATCTGAAGCTAATGCTCGTAACTCATTTACGTCAACACCCGCTGCTGTTCCGAAAGCATCCATCTTCTGTCTCATAAGCGCAGAATTATCTCCACCTAGTAATCCAGTAAGACCACCTGTGTATTCTTTACCTGTTACATCCTTAACAGCATCACTGGTAGACATTCCTCTATTTACTTTTCCATGAACATTGTCAATAATTTGATCTATAGTAAGACCTGTATCTTCATATTCACCCGATATAGTTACAATATCTCCATAAGGAATCTGATAGGACTTACCATATTTATTTCTTTGCTCATCAATATGTTTACGAGTAGCTTCACCCTTACCCTGACCCATGATTACAGCAATCTGCTCTACGCTAAAACCATAGTCCTGTTCTAGTGATTTAGCTAATTTTCTATCTGCTAAACGATTTTTTCTTCTCTCTGCGGCTTTAGGTAAACCTAACTGCGTCCATGTCTTTAAGGCATCTTCGGTCATAGAAATAGCTTCTTTGCGTTCTTCGTCTAGTATTTCAGAAGCACGTTTAGCCGCACCACCTATAATGGCACTGGTAATAAAACCCATTTTATGTTCTCCTTGCCATTAAGCCAGTAGGTTTTTCTTCTGGCATTTCTACAACTTCTTCTACTTCAGGTTCTTTTTTCACTATACCACTATCTTGTTCTTTTATTTCCTGCAAAGATAAGGCTAAAGCAGACTTAGAGGGTGCTTCAGGATCAACTTCTTGACTTTCCTCTATATACTCTACACCTGCTTTTTCTGCAATTTTACTAACAGCCTCAACTAATGCAGGTGCTATTATAATTCCTACATCTACACTATGTAATCCTTCCATAACACCACCTAATTGTACTGTATCAACTAAAGTATCAACAGGAACTCCTAGTTCTAGTATATCTAGTAATTGATCTACTTGACCTTCTTGTGTAAATTTATCCACATAAAAAGATAAAGCCCTTTCAGGTGTACTAAATTTTGGCGGTTGTTGCCACGGTCTACCACCTAAAGGAGCAGTCATTCCTTGACCCGGAATAGGTGCATCAAGACTAGGAGATGGTGTACTTTTATTAATCATTATGCTAAAGCCTTTGCTACTATATTTTTAAGTTTTAAAGATATATGAGTATCATCTTCTATTTTATCATAGTTAGGTTTACTAAGCAAGCTATTTGTTTGCGCAGGTTTTTCTTCTATTTTATTTTGTTTTGAACTAAGAAATTTAACATTTCTAGTAGCAACACCAGATAAATTTTTCATTATGCTATCCTTTTAAAGACCAAAAAAGCCACCCTTACCTAATCCAATTTTTAGTACGTCAGTAATAAAACCTCCAACAGCTTGACTTGATTCATAATCACCCTTAATTTTTGCTACATCAACACCTGCTTGAGCATTAATATGTGCAACAGCTAATTTAGCTTGTCTTTCTGCTTCATTATCACCTGTAGTCCATGCCCACTCCATAGTGTCAGAGTAGTAATTCCAAAGATTATCATAAGCAGTTTTACTTATATCAAGAACAGCATTAGCATTAAGTTCATTAGCACGATTAACTGCAGCAGTATCTGCTGTAGCTATCTGTCTACGCCACTGTGCATTAGCTTGTGCTATTACCATTTGATTCTGTGCATTGAACTGGTCACGCTGATTATTCATTTCAGCATTAAACCGTTGCACCGTATTAGCCTGACCAGCATTAAACTGTGCCTGTGAATTTTGTTGTGTAGCATTAAACTGATTAGCTTGCTGCCCTAAGTTCTGGAAGAATTGATCTGTCTGGTTCTGGCTAGTAGCATTGAACTGTGCAGCAGCATTCTGCGCAGCCTGATCTGTAAACAAAGACTGTGTACGTTGTTGTGCCTTAAACAACTCTGTCTGTTGCTGATTAGATAGGTTAGCCATATCCATCTGCAAGAAGTTCTGTGCATTCTGTACTGCTGACTGCTGCCTGTTATTTAAATTAGACGTATCCATCTGTGCCAATGCAGCAGCTTCAGCCATGACCATTGCCTGTGAGTTAGACAGGTTATTTAGGTTCATAGTGTTTGTAGCACGAGAGTTCTCTAGCTGTACCTGCTGTTCAGCAGTAAAGTTCATATTAGCTATGTCACCAATACGTGCAGAGTTTTGTACACGAGACTGAAATGCTTGGTCAAACTCCATGCCCATAAACTTAGCACGTTGCTGTGCAGAGTTCATTGCAATTTGTTGTCTGTTAGATAGGTTCTGCCCCTCAAACTGTGCCTGTATCTGTGCGTCAGCCTGTGCAATAGGCAATGCTGATTCCATTGCAGCCTGTACGATAGCCTGACCAGCGATAGATGATGCACCTAGACCACGTGCAGCCATTGCTGCGTTAGCATTACGAATAGCACCTGCTGCCCATGCTGGTGTATTACCACCAACAAACTGCTGCATTAAACCATCTAGTTGTCCCTGCACCATAGCTGCTTGTGTAGGTGTAGTCTGTGCAGCCTGTATCTGTTCAGTGAAGTTAGCCGCTACAGCAGCATCAGCTACACCAGTGATTAACTCACCTGATTGTATCTGTCTTTGTACTGGACTATTTATAAGAGAAGCGTTACCCTGTGCAGCCTGTAGATTACCTACAGATGAGGCAGTCTGTTGTGCTGCAGTTACTTGCGCACGTGGGTCTGCAGGATTAGCTTGAGCAGCCTGTGTAGCAGTCATAGCTGCATCCACTGCAGGAGCCGCTTGAGTGGCTTGCATTACATTAGCTGCAGTAGTGGTAGGACCAGTTGCTTGAGCCGTTATAGCCTGTGCTGTAGGGACAGCAACAGAGCCTGTAAGTGTGCCAGTACCCTGCGCTACTTCTTGGCTGGCATCAGTAGCGGTAGGAGCAGCTACAGTTACACCACCTACGGGTACACCGGGTTGATACATACGTTGTACAGTTGTGTCACCTATAGATGGGTTTGTTACCGTCCCACCCGGTGCGAACTTCTGTACCATACCACCCTGTGCCATCTTCTGTGCAGCATTAGTATACATATTCATCTGCTGCTGTCGTGCAGGGTCTTGCTCTATATACTGTTGGAATTGTCCCATGTCACCCTGATAGCCCATAGCTTGAGCAATCTTATTCATGGCTTGTGGTTTAAACGCTTTAAACTGCATCATTTATTTAATGCCCTATCAAGTTTATCTTCTACACGGTGTAGTGCTTCCATAACACGGCTCATGTCTTCACGAACCTCACTACGTGTTACATACTCTTCACGTGTTCTATTCATTAATATATCTATACGCTTCATCTCTTTAGCTATACCACCAAGATACCATGCGCCACCCATGACTACTATACCGATTAGAGTATCTATGATGTGTACTAAGTCCATCAGTCAGCATCTGCTATGGTTAGAGTGCCAGCCGCTACTTGGCGTAGGATTTCTGCGTAGTGGGTGTTGGCTGGGTCTGTAGGAACAACAACGTGTTTACCATCAACAAGGCAATCAACTCCTATATTTACCTCTGGCTCAACCCCCTCTGTAACTGTAGGACCATTTCTATATTTTGCATTTGTTACGTTCATTTATAACTCCGCATCAAAACTAATATAATTTTCTGATTCGCCAGTAGGTGTATAAGGTTGAGTAACCATCCCAACATAACCAGATGCCCATGCCGCTGTTGCGACATACCACGAAACGACAGCATCTTCTAAAGGATAGGCGAAAGCTGCTGGTGCGCCTGACCATGCTCTATTATCAACGCCAGATAAATTATTGTGCCAATCTGAGCCAGTGTTGTAAACAGGGTTTGCCGCAACAGTTGGAGCCGCCCTTAATGGTGTTGGTAAGGATGTTGTATATACTCCCTGTGTTGTGCTGCTAATCCTTCCTATAGAGGCATAATGAACTGCAGAATTGGTTAATCTAGCTGTTTCAAAATAGTAGCGTTGACATTTTACTAGGGTTTCTGTTGGATTTTCATGCTCAAAAGGCGTGGCTACATCTCCAATTTCAAATTGAACTCCAGTAATGTAAAACTCATCATCTGTAGATGCTCCAATAGCAACATTTAAAGCCGCTGCTCTATCCGCATTATCTCGTGTTTCCCAAGCTGTAGGAAGAGTACCAGTGTTATAAGTAGAACCAGAAGCCAACCACCACTCAATTTGTAGTGAATTATTATTGTCATCATCAAAAGCACCAGTTGTATCCGCAGGAAAAGTTACTGATTTTTTTTCCCAAGTGTTTGCGGAGTCAATTGTATAACTTGCACCGACTATTCTTGTGTTATCCTTATCAAAAATATTTACTTGATATGTTCCTGTTTTGTTAGAACGAACATGAAAAGACATGACTGTTCTTAAAGCGTTAGAAGTTCCCTTTTTAATTTGTTGTAAATTTTGTCCTTCCACGTTTTGAATAATAAGAAGATAACCCGGACTAGCATCTGCTGTAGTGCAGTCTAATTTAAGACTATTGGCAAAACCGTCAGGTGCAGTGCTTGACTGACTTTCTGTAAATGTTCCTGCAGTACCATATTGAACCATCCATCTGTCACAAGTTGAATAAGTAGCAGTGCTTGATAAACTAGATACACTCGTACTTCGTTGGGCCACGTTCATAGCACCATTTATTATAATGTTCCTGTTACCCTGCGCCTGACCTGAACCAATCAGCGCGGCTAATTCTGCTGCTTTACTCATGCTAGGTCTCCGTGGATTGTAGAGTCATTGTGGAACGCATCTGCACCACCGTTAGTTGCCCAACACTGTGTTTGATAAGAACCTGTTGCCCTCACCGCAAAGTTACCAGCATAGTTATTACTAAGATTAGTAATGCCTGAACTTGCATCAGAATTGGTAAACCAAGAGCCTGTGTAATTTGCATTAGACATGGCGTTTGTAAAAGTAACGGTGGTGTGTCCTGTTCCTGAATCAGTGAGTGAAGCCACGTTGAATGAATCACGGGGTGAAGTTGAACTAACTCCTGTAAAATTTACCCATGCTTTTGCACTACCATTGAAGACAACGCTAGTAGCCACGCTGTTATTACCGCTGGCATCCTTCAGGGTGTTAACTCTAAGTTCGCTTGCCATTATGCTAGGTCTCCATTCACAGAATTAAATGCTTGGTCAACATCTTCATCGCTGTTGTTTTGGTCTCTACATAATATTCTAGCTTGCGCTGTTGTTGCTGCTGAGAATATTTGCATTTGACAGGATGCCGCAAAAGAACAGTGATAATTGGCATTACTCATAACATTAGTGAAATTGTAACCATAATTTCCTGTTCCTACGTCAGTCGCAGCGGAGTTGTTGAAACTATCATCTAAGCCAACAGTCCCTGTGCCATCTAGTCTTGCCCATGCTTTTACCAACCCCTGTTGAAGATTAGTCGTGGTTGAGTTGCCCTCGCCAGTAACGCTAATGGAGCCAGCGGTGGTTACACCTGTTAGTGAATCTACTTTAAGTAAACTAGCCATTACGCAAGGTCTCCTATAACAGCGTAACCAACGGGGTCACGGTCAACAGCACTGCTATCAAAAACTTTATATTGGACTGTTGCGGTAGTGGTTGTACCGTCCCACCATGCACCACCAGTGTGACCTGAATTAAGATACTGCCCATCAATAACATAATAAGTAGCAGCAGAAGACATATTATTAGTTCTAGTTACAGAGTAATCGCCTGTACCGTTGTCAGTTAAACTTCCGCAATTAAATGAATCATCAATCGCAGCAGTTCCAGTTCCATCAATTCTAACCCACGCTTTCAATAAACTCTGCACAGTATTCTGCGTAGCACTGCCACCGTCTGACACATAAGTAGATGTATTAGCCATCTTGACATTAGAACCGCCAGAGCCAGCTTTATCTACAATGGTGTCTACATTTAACTGACTGGTCATACGATACTCCAATATCCATTAACAGTGACTGTGGCATTGTCCTGTGTAATAGGGCCAGCCGATACACCGTTAGTTGTCGCACTGATTGTGATGTCAGCACTGATGGTCTGCCCATTCGTACGGATGATGCTGTCATTGCCTAAGAATGGGTAGCGTGTGTCAGCCTCTGCCTTAGTGTACGAGTTTGCTACAGAGAATGTGTCATAGATAATCATCTCAACTACGTCATTGAGGGATGCCCCTGTGACCAAGACTACTGTTGTACCTGTCGTGGCTGTATAGTCTGTACCGGGTTTGAGTAGGACACCGTTTTGATACACGTCTAAGTATAGGCTATCCTGATACGATAACACCTTACTGTCTGCATCAGAGCCACTAAAGCTAGTCTGTCCTGCTGTCGCTTGATATACAAAGCGATTGCGAAAACCTACTGCTGGGGATTTACCTATGTATGGCATCGTTCTTCCTTATGGTTTCGTAGGCCAAGTCACATCGTCTAATGATGTAGCGGTCTTGGTTATGTCTCGTAGGTCTTGACGATATTTGGTTTGGGCTGATGTAACATCCGCTGTGTCAGATAAAACCCAATGGTCTGTTTCAGCAATCAAGCGGTTACGTTCTTCACGCAATAATTGCATAGGTTCTTCCGCAACTAATTCATCATATTTTGCCTTTACAGCAGACCATGTTGTTCCAAAATCAGATGGGTCATTACTTTCAATAGCGTGACCATTAGAGTCTGTTCCCACTATCTTACAAAACATAGAGTTAAACTCTGCTTCAGAAGTTGGGTTGCCTCTAAGACCCCATTCAGTTATACCTAAGGCAAGTAGTGCAGTACCAATATTTATCATCCAGCAATCTCCATCAGAATTATACTGGCTATAGACGTTGCCTCATTTATGTAATTGTAGAATATCTCATTTTGGTCTTTCTCGCACATAACCTTGTAAGTGGTTGAACTTGTAGTTGACGGGCTATCAAGATATGCAAAATTGTGACTAGAACTGATATAGCTAGTTGATGTGGTAAAGAGGTTCATTGGCACAATGTTTGAACTACCTCTTACCAGATAGAAAATTGCATCTGACGTATTGTTCAAAACAATAGGTGCTGATGTCATAATGAACACCTTACTACTTGTTGCGCTAGGCGTAATTGATGCTGATAAACCAACATCTTGTGAACTATTGTTTGAACTCTGTTGAAAGGTGCTTGTTGACGTGCCTTGCACAACTTGCAGCACAGAACCTGCTGGCAGACCTGCTGAAGTTAAATTAAGACCACCATCTTGTACTTTAGTCAGTGCCATCTACTTATCCTTATGCGTAAGGGCTATCGCCCAGCACAGATGTGTCCCAAGCTGCCTTGAGTTTAGCAATCGTGTCTGCGCTAGTAATCGCAGAAGCGGCTGGTGCATCACGCAGTGCAGCTTTCTTAGTTACTGATGCAGTCTTTGCAGATGCGTCATCAGCTTCTAGTGCTTTCATGTACACGACATCCTCTGCCTCAAGCAGTGGCTTACGTACTTCACGGATTTTGTCCTTAAAGATTACTTTGGCTGCAGTTACATCTTCTGATATAACTGTGCCATCCAATGACCATGCACCACGGAAGTGACGGTCAGAAGGTACGGTTGCTGTTGAGGCATCAATCTGATTCCCGTCCTTGTCTACGATGTATGTTGTTGGTGCCATTAGGTTTCTCCTTATGCGGCTAATTCAGTGACGCTAAGTTCTTCAGTAATCTTCCAAGCGTTGCGCCACTCTCGTGTACCCGGAAGCTGTTCCTTACGGCATATAACCAGTTTAGGTTTGTTGCCCTCATCCCAATTGCGCCATACGTGCTGTGGGCAATCTTTCATAATTAGGTATTCTATCGCTTGCTCTTCTGTCATAGCCTCTACAGGCTTTGTGTTATGTAGCAAGTGTCCTCTGGTATGCTTTACAAAGTCAGGCTTTGCTTCATCTTTAGCTAGTTCCCAATATACCTGTACTGGTGGTAGGATGCCGCCCTTTAGGGCTGCTGCCATCCAGTTAGGGTCAGGTACAAGTATCTTTGCACATTCGTCTATGTTGTCCTCGTACACTACACGATAGTCAGACTGTACACCGTCTAGGTTTTCTTTAGCCCAACATAGTCTGTCAAATAGGTGTGTGCCTTGAAACTGTGGGGTCAGTGTCATGCCAAGTCTCCTAACACCGCCAGATGATTGTTGGGGTTATCTGTAAAAGCGGTTGCGCTTGCATTACCATATGTTGATACAAAATAAAATTTTGAACTTGTACGAGGATTACCGCTACCAGTATCATCAGAAAGAGATACGTTGTACGCAGTGGCAGTAGAAACGTACCCAGTACAAGCAACCGTTATATAAAGTGCATTAGACATTGCATTTGTCCAATTAACATCTCCGTTACCCTCTGCCGAATCTGTAAGACTGCTTGTGTTAAAACTATTGTCAATTTCTGGAACGACTTGGTCAAACAGGACATAAGCCTTTGCACTACCCTTCACAACGTACTGCGTATCAAGTGACCCAGCGGTGCTGTGTTCTAGGGTATCTGCTTTGATTTTTCCTAGTGCCATTATGACCACTCCTCAGTAGGCGCATCAGGCCATGTTGGGTTAGCTGGATTTGTTCTACGGATGGTACGGATGCTTGCACGATATGTCTTAAATAATGCTACACAGTCACTGGTCAATCCACTGTCATCTAATTGTGTCCAATCGGTTGCTTGAAGAATTGCGTTTGCTGTTCTATCAGACAAAACGGTGGTTCCTTCAATGTTATAAATAATTATGTTGTTATAATTACTCATATTATTAACTTTCCACGAAAATATACATATCTGTAACCAGAATCGGCATACCCATTTACACTGCCGCTATCAACCCTATGAAAAACACTGACATATTGCCCTGCTGTTAAGTTAAGGTAAGCGCAATATTCATTATTGTGAGGGTATGCACTGCCACCAGACGCACTATTATCTAGTCTTTGTTCACGTAGGCCATCGCTTGGGTCAGACCCATTTATTCTTAGCCTATATCTAAATACTGTTGCATTTTGCATTCCTATAGAGGCAAAAGCAAATTCATAAAGACCATCTACGGGAGCAGTAAATCTCCCATTTGTATGATTATAATTTCCACCAATGTCTATATCTTCTATTTCATAAATTAATTCTGTATAAGTTTGTGTCATAGAATATTGAGTCTGACAAATTGCCATAAACACGGGAGTTTGAGGGGCTTTAACTCTGCCAGAACTATCAACAGTAAGTGCTGAAGTATTATTTGTGTGAGCAAGTTCATTTACAAGTATCTTACTCATGCTAGGTCTCCAAATATTGTGGTATAGTTATTTGCGCTATCAGTCGCAGCACTTGAACCATACGCCGTATTGCCAAAAGACGCTGTGGTAAAAGTTCCAAAACCCCCACCATAAGAATTTGAAAAATTTTCGTATGTAAGGCCAGTGGCAGAGTTTTGATAATAAGAACCTGAATAATCATCATTTGCCATATTGCTGACAAAACTTATAGGGTAAGTTTTTCCTGTTGCCGCATCTGTCAAACTACTAATGTTGAACGAATCCCTAGCCGCAGTGGTTGATACGCCTGTATAATTTACCCACGCCTTCGCCGCACTCTGCTTTGTCAGCGTAGCCGCACCACCGCCTGTGCTTTGTATGGTATCTGCTTTTAATGTACTCATAGCGTCACCAATGTCCCACCGCTTTCAACGGTTAATGTAACACCAGAAGCCACAGTAAACGGACCAGTTACGTTGGCATTTTCTGTGGCTAGGATGGTTGTATTTGCTGTGAGGGATTGTGCGTTAGTACGGAATAAGCCACCAGCCTTGAAGTTACCCTTGTTCTCAGCAGGTGGTGTGATTGTACCAGCTTGGGGTGCTAGGTAATTTACAAAGATGTTGCCTGTACCAGAGGAAGGGGCAGCAGTGAATGTAAGTGTAGTGCCATCAGGAATAGTGTAGGCTGCTGTGTCTTGCACAACGCCATCAACTGACACCAGTACGTCCTGCACAGAGGATACTGTTGTAGTTAATGTAAATGTGGTATCGCTACCATCACCATTGAAGCGTTGTACAGCTTTAGTAGCTTGGTAGGAACCCGGAACTTTCTGACCAATATACGGCATTATTTATTCCTTATGAACTAATAGTATCGACTACGGAAACCCAAACATCTGCGCTGCTTGCGGTATCACTTATTACATTAAGTATATCACCAGATTGCATTACAATCTTTGCACCACCATCCAAAACTTGCAGGGCTGAACCTACTGGAATTGGAGCATCTTTGACAATATAATAATCATCAGTGCCACCTGTTCCAGTAATGTATACATCCATTAAAATTTGGGTAGTTGTAACATTAGCGATATTGATACCAATAAGAGCATCATCGGAGTTAGCGGTACGTAAAACAACTTCACTTGTACCAACATTCCTTGCAATGTTTCTTTCAAAATCCTGTGCCATATCTTCTCCTAGTAAGATTAAGTATAATTATACCATACTTTTATATATTTGTCAAGCAAAAACTATAGGGCAATCGCCATCGCCACGGCAAAGCCAGCAGTTGCACCTGCAGATGGTAAGTTAGTTAACTGTGACCCATCTACTCCCGGCAATCTGGCAGAACCATCTAAGACAATCGCATTGCCAGCAGATGTTCCAGTGTTTAAAACCGCTGCAGTTCCTAGCCCTAGTGATGTACGTGCGGTTCCTGCAGTCTCTAGTACAAAGTTAGAACCATCGCCTACAATAAAGCCGCCATCTGTTACTGCTAATCCAGCTACATCCTGTAGTTGTGCATCAAGTCTTGCGTTAGCTACTGTGCCAGTAAGCTGTGCAGCATCAATGCTTTTGTTTGTAAGCGTGTCTGTTGTTGCCTTACCGACTAGGGTATCTGTGGCTGCAGGTAAGGTAACAGTTACGTCTGCTGTAGCTGCAGGTCCAATAAGGGTTACTGCATTTGTACCATTATCTGTATCTTCTTTAAATAGTATAGAACCTGCTGCTGATGC